CAGTTACACATAGAAGCATATCAGTAGCGAGCGAGGCATCTTTTGGCTCAATCGACACAAGCACAGGCTTGCCATCTGCTAGCGGTTTAAGCTTTATCTCTTTACCTTGCGAGCGTGATCCTATCGTCATTTATGGCGATGTAGTAGTCAATGAACGCAACGAAGGACGCGACGGGCCTCATGGTTTACCACCAGAGCCAGACACCGTATGGAGTGGATCAAGCCGAGTACAAAGACGCACAGGGCAAGTACAAATCACTATCGATTTTACCACCGTTGGCGCTGATGCAAATACATACGCCGGCACTGGTCTAGGCAAGCTCTTAAATGCTGGATTCTTGACAAGCTTACCCTTATTCACATCAGCAGATACAGTCACCGGCGACGATGTAAATTTTTTCACTCCTACCACCACAAACACAAATTATAAGATCGGTGGTATCGTATCATCTCTTATCGGTGGGCGTTGTGAATATGCTGGCGTGACAAGCAATAATCGTGGGAGTGCTGGTAAGATCGGTGTTAGCCCCGCATTTAGTGATGAGCCTACTACTATTTACCCTCTGCAAACTTGGTATGTACCTACATCAACATCAAGCGGGCAAGTCGTTGAATCTCTTTGCTTTAGAGTCGATGGCGTCGGATTTAGAACATACGCGTATGGTTGCAAGCTAGCATCTCTAAATATCTCTGTCACTAATGGGCGCTTGATGGGTCAATTTACTTTTCAAGCTGCATTGATTCAAGATGATCACGGTAATGCAAGCGGGCCAGTGGAGCCCGTTGTTTTAGGTGGTGCTACTCAACATTTTAGAAATTCCTATGTCGTTGTATCTAGCCCCGTCACCTACTCAAGATCAAATATCTCTGGCACTACCGGAGAAGAGCTAGATCGTATCGCTTTAGATGCTGAAGGTTTTACTTTCAATATCAGCAATACCCTAGCGCCTAAGGGCTTTAGTAATAACATTTTAGCCATGTCCGACATGGAAGTCGCCACCGTCGATCTTGAATGTACAATCACTTTATCATCAGTAAAATCAGATATCGCAGATGATTTTAAAGATCGCGTGATTCGTAGCGTGTTAATAGGTACTGGACCAGTAGGCAACGGAAAAGGGATGGCACTATTTATCCCAGCCGGCTATCTCACTGTCGATCCTAATAAGTACGATGTCAGTGGTGATATCGTCAAGCAAGTACTCACTTATAAACATTCTCGTTTTGGTGGTGATGTTGGCACTACACAGCCAGCTAATACCCCGATTCGTTTAGCACTAGGAATCTAAAAAAATGCTCTCTTTTTCAACATCTTCACAGACTCAAATGGAAGTGGCGATCACCTGTGATCAAGCGCTTGATATGACTGATAACGATAAACTCATGTACCTTAGAGGACACAAGGATTTTTTGAAAATCAAAGATGGGCAAAAGCCTAGCTTGTTCATTATCAAGGCGCTATCGCCATCTGAGAGAGAAGATGCTGAAATCAAGGCGGGTGCTTATACTAGATCAGAGCTGGGGCGTATGCTTTTCATTGAGCAGCCCTCTGACACAAAAGAGCGCGCGTACTGGCATGATGCCCTAGGTGATCAAGAGAGAAAAGCGCTATCGGAATATAATGCGTATTTAAATAGGGTATATCAAGAGATGATCAAATGCTCAGTTATTGAGATCGTCGGTATATCTGGCAAGCCATGGGATTTGATACAATCAATCAAGCCCGATCATGTGCGAGTACAGACTATAAGCGAGTTAGTAGCGCATATATCAAATTTATCTCTTTTAGGTGATGAGGGAAAATAGCAATCGCATCTTCTATCTGGCTATCTCAAAATCAAGGGAGATCATGGGGATGCGAGCAATGTAAATCTAAGCCAGCGCTTAGGGCAATGCGCGGGAATTGTGGAGGCGCTTTTAAAAAGGGCTTGCCATATTTAGATGAAGACGAGCATGGCTATTTCGTGCCAGCCTATAGGGTGGCGCCTAATTGCAGTGCCGAGTACGCTGATCTAAAAATAAGGTCTTGCCCTGTGGCTGGTGCTAATAAAGTGGCGCCTATAACGCAAGCCTATTTTAGGCATATCAACGGTCTTTTTGATTTAAAAAATGTATATCCTATGCCCTCTTGTGCTATCTTAGAGGCTATTGATATTTTACATCATCACTATCAAGAGCTCAAAAACAAAATCACTCAAGAGCAAATCGAGGAGGCGCAGAATGGCAGAAAATAAAGTCACGATTGATGTTGAGGTAAATGGCGCCCAGCAAGCTCAAGGGCAACTCAACAATGTGGCGCAGGCTACAAATGCAATAGATCAAAATGCTAAAAAGGCTAATAAGCAAACTACTCAACTAGGCGAAACTTTTTCATCAGTAGGCACAGAGGCACAGAGGGCAACAGGGGCGGCGTCGAGGGGCGTTTTGGCTGTTCAAGGTGGTCTAGGTGCTGCTAATGACTCGGCGGTGACTCTGGGTCGCGCGATGGTTACTTTAGCAGACAACGGCGGTCGCGGTATGATTGCGATCTTAGGTCCCATAGGTGCGGTAATAGCCACAATATACACACTATACGAGGGATATCAGCAACTATCAGGCGCTGCCATTGAATATGAAAAAATAGCCGCCGTTGCATCAGCTGTTGCATCTGATCTTACTTCTAAACTAGACGAGCTTGCTGACAAGGGGATACGATTAACAGATGCTGAATTGAGAAATATGATCAGCTCTATCGTGGGGGCAAGACAAGGTATTGAGTACATGAATGAGCAGCTCGCAGAAAGTAAAAAAGTTTTTGCAGATAGAATCATGGCAGAGCGGGAATTAAATATATTACTAGGGAATGAAAAAGAGATTTTAGATCGTAATATGTGGACAATCGAGAAGTATGGCAAAAAGGCTATGGCGGTCGTAGAAATGCTTTTTGATTGGCGTACTCATCAAGAGAAAGTTATTGACGCATCAAGGGATTTTGCCGAGGCTATAAAGGAGGAGCAAAAATACATCGATGATCTTACTCAGTCATATAAGACAAAATATGAGATCAGTATCCAAGAGCAGCAAAGACAAATTAAATATACTACTACACATCAAGAAGCTATAGACCTGCTTAAAGCCGAGATTGATCGTGTAAAAGAGCTTAATATTCTTGCGCTTGAGGGATCAGATTTGGGGGATACAGAGAAAGCGATTGCTATTAAAAAAATTGAAATAGAGACATACGAAGAGTTATCGACATGGACAAGTAAAACTAAAGATCAGATTTATGATGAAGCACAGGCAAGAAAAAAGAACAATGATGAGACAGTCAATGGAATAAAATTAACCTTAGAGCAGATCAAAGCTAAGAAAGAGCTGGGCGAGCTTACAGAAGCCGAGGCTAAAAGATTGGAAGAACAGGCTCAAAAACAAGCCAAGGCGACAGATGACGAAAAGAAGAGATTGGATGCTGAAGCAAAAGCAAGGGCTAGCGCATTTAAAGCTAGACAGAGTCAATTAATAAACGAACAGTCTCAAATCAATGCTTTGAGAATCCAGCTTGAAAAGCAAGGCATTGACGAGCAACTTGCTTTAGCGGTCAATGCTTACACGACACAACTGGCGCTAAACAAGAATAATAAAAATCAGATCGTTATCGCGACTTTGCAATATCAAGAACAGATAAGCAATATCTCACAACAAGAAACAGCGCGACAACAAGCTGAACAGGTGTCTCTATTGCAAGCGCAAAATGAGAAGATTCGTATCCTGCAAGACGAGGCATATAAAGAGATAGCAATAGAGCAAGAAAAAGCTAAAGCTAAAAAAGATTTGCAAGATAAAATTGATCTGCTTGATATTCAACTTACGATGTCTGGTAATGCGCAACAACTGGCAATGCTTCAAAAGCAAATGGAAATGGAATTATCTATCGTTGAAAAGGGCAGTTTAGAGGCGATTGAGATTAAAAAGAGATATGCTTTGGAGGGTAAAAAACTTCAAGATGAATCCATTGCTCAACTCAAAGATTTTGCTGATGCCCAAGCGCAATCATTTAGCGCATCTGTGGCATCTGCGATCATGAATGGCGAGTCAATTCAAGCTACACTCAAAGCAAGTTTAAAGGGGCTAGCGACTGAGGCACTAGCACGATCTTTATATGAGGGCGCCGCAGGTTTAGCTAGTCTTGCCTTAGGGCCAGTCGGTGGCGTGCCAGCATCTCAACACTTCGCCGCATCTGCTGCTTTTGCGGGCGTTGCTACGGTAGCCGGTTTAGCTGGTGCTTCAATCCCATCAGCGACAACAGGGGGCGCTCAAGGTGGTGCGTCTCCTACTGGCATGGCACAATCGCCACAGATTCAAAGACCGGAAGCAAGCAAGCAGGAGCCTTTAGTATTCAATATGAATTTTAGTGGATCAACAATTTATGATACAAAAGAGAGCGCCAAGAGGGCAATGAGTGATGAAATTGTTAAGTACATAAACGAGCCTCGTAGGGGCGCGCCTAGATTGAGAGTAAATTAAGATGCCTAGTTTTGATACATCCCCGAATTTTATGCTAATGTCCGATTTCGATGCTAGAAATTTTACTAGCACTCTATATACAAGAGCTGGCTCAAATGTGGCTTTAAATGCTAGTGGGCGAGTCGTTTTTGATGATCCTGTCTATTTTTTAAATGGGCGTGGGCAAGCTTCAAATAGGTCTCTAAAATATTATCTTGAAGCCGATAAGGGTGGCACATGGACAATATCGGTCAACTCAAATGACCGCATTGTATGGGCAAAAGATACAAGTCAAACTATGACTATTGATGCGTATCAGGGCGGTGATATGTGGGGGCTACAAAATGACACTATCGATATGTCTGGCACTAGCGTCGTGTTCCCTAATGATTTTGATAGAGGCAATTTAATCTTTTGGGCATCTGGCAATAGTCTATATGGCAAGCTCACATATAGCGGGGCGTCAACGGTATCGCCATCTATATATCCCACCTACCCAGTAGCCCAAGACATGATAAGTCTTTTATCTGTACGGTCTGGCAATAACATCTATTGCCTACAATCGGCTGAGGAGGCACTTTTTGGCGATTATGTTCAATGGGTATTGCGTGATGATGGGCGTGTGATGCAGATTGTTAATTACGCAAGCAATGCAAATCTCATTAATTTTGCATGGTCTGATATTGCATTTAGAGGCCGTTTAGGTTTTAGCGGTCTTGAGTCATGGCAAGACCTGTACGGCAGAAAAGTGATGATCGCTGATAATGTCATGTCCGGGATTTTAGCGCCGTCTAGACCTATTGAAGATCATCATCTTGCTTTTGATCGTGTGAGCGATATAAGGCGCAAAGGCGATGGCACTTATGGCGCGAATTTCAAGGGTAATTTTGTGAAATCATCGCTTAGGTTTTATCTTGATGGTATAGCAGATGTGCAAGACGATTATAAAAGATTTGCTTTTGATCTAGGCGACTATTTCTATATAGGCGCTAAAGTCAGTCTTGTGCAAGAGGTGGGCGAGTCAAGGCTTGCTTTGAGGACAACGCAAATCAATGCAAGCGCCCCAGCGTATAGCCTTACTCATACAAGCGAATCGAATGGAATGCATGGGATAATCACCGGCACGATCACGCAGATGTCTAGCGATCTGCCCTTTGAAAATCGAATCATGAGACGCATACCGATCACAATGGAGATCAGCCATGACTAATAGTTTTTCATTGCCTTTGGCTGGTAATAATGCAAGGGTCGAGCCAGATGCCTTTATCACATCTAGGGATATATCAAATACCGATGATCAACTGGGTAAAATCGGACGGCTACAAAACTATGCTTTTGCCTATCATGCAACAGGCCCGATCATAACACAACATTTTGAAGATGGCGTGTTCTATTATAGCGGTACTTCTAGAGTAGCTTGTAGGTGGAGAATCCCAGCTATATCAGCAAATCATAAGACAATAAAAATTACCTTGCATGGACAGGGGACAAGTGGTAATGCGCTATTTACCCTCTCAAACGCCTCAAGCTCAAATACAAAAAACTTCGCCTTTAACTCGCAAAAATTTGATCAAGGATCAATCACTTTAGCGTCAGTCACTAGCGAATATTCACTCTTAACATTGACCGTATCCGGCGCGATACAGGTTGATTATGTATGTATCGAGTATGTGCCTTTATCATCGCCACTAGCAGAGAGCGCCGTTAGTGCGGTTTATACAAACGGTTTTTTTTATCCCATTGGCGATGATAGTTTTTTGGCAGATGAGCCACTAAGCGCGGGCATGGGGCAGATGCTAACAAATAATATTCGCGTTTTACAGCGCCGTCCTCGTATGCTCTTTTCTATGAGTGGCATCGACTTGCCAGAGACCACAAGCAATCCGATTTTAGGCAAGACGGTAAGACCACAAAAAGGGCTAACAATAAATGATATCTTCGCTTTAAATACTGCTTTTATCGTATGGGGTAACTACAATCGCTTGAATTTTGTCTATAAAGTGATGATGTATGTTGAGAATTTTACGGCATACGATTTTAGTTTTAAGATTTACTCGCAAGACATTACGATCACATCTGGCACTATCCCACAATGGATCGAGTACGACCTAAGAACGATCTTTAATCAAGACGGCATCGATCAATTTTTGAGTATGCCGCTTATCACTTTTAGTCCCCGCATGACTTACTTTTTAACAACTGCATCACCTATTCTATCTATCTCTTTTTGGGGGGCATAATGGCTTTAATACCTAGCACAACTTTTTACGCGCCTAGCCCAGAGCAAACAAATATCGGCACTCCTGTCTATGGTGCTACCGTCTCAAAGATCGCAGATCAAACGAATCACATTGCTTTTGCAAAAGCAAAGAGGCATCAAATAGGCGTGGTCAATGTGTCAAGTACGCATACATGGAGCGCAAATAAGCAAAATTTTGATGTCACGCCCTACTCTTTGAATATGGTGCCAGTCGATAACGGCAATCGATCATATACCCAGATCATACAGACCACAGCAAACGCCCGATATTTAGGATTGATCTTTGCATATAGGACACATGAGAATAGTGATCGATCTATCACCGTAACGGCGTTTAGAAATCCAAGGACAACACAAGACATTATCGATAATGGCTTTGTTTTGAGCGTGGCAAATGGCGGCATCATCAGCACATACGATCCAGATGCATCAGATAATTTTTGGAATCAAGCAAGCGTATCTAGTGGCATCGATATGAGCTCAACATCAACGCTACAAACAATCTATCCCCGCCCCATCTTTATCCCTCTTGACTATCGAGGGCAAGAGATCGGATTAAAATTTGATTGCGTTAAAGTAAGACTCGATAATATTTGTGTTTATGAGATGTTTGATGAGGTGATCAATGATTAAAGACGATAGAACAGCCCGAATATTCGGGCTTGAAATATCTGGCTTGCCAGTAAGATTTTATTTTAGAGAGTCGCCTTTCATCAGCGAAGAGATCGGCGGTATTGCATATACTAACCTCGATTGTCTAGAGTCAATCGGCGATTACACTGCTGATCTTGATCCTAGTGGTGGCATCGCTACTTATTCGCCTATGTCTGTATCTCTAGTCATGGATAGAATGAGAGCTACTTCTTACGATCCGCATATTGTTTTTGGGCGCTGCACTAGATCGTCTAGCGTATGGAATAGCATTTTAATGCAAGATATAGCAAGAGATGATGACACGCCCACGATAGTCGTTGAGTCTGATCCTCAAGTCACATACCCGCATATCTTTCATATAGGTGCGGAGTCTTTTGTGATCACATCTCAAACGCAAGTAGGCGATTTGTTCGAGCTTGTTTGTAGCCAGCGCATCGGATTTAGGCAAAGTCATGCAATACGCCTTGACGGCACTGACACGCCTTTAGTCACTAGCGAAATTGTCTCATGGCGTGGGCGTCAAGCATCTATATATAGCGCTAGCGTTGATCAAGCCGGCATCATATCGGATAGTCAAGTTATTTTTCAAGGCATGATCGAGAGAAGCCCAGAGATCGCTGATCTCACTGCAGTGTCTTTGTCTATCGTGCCCATTTGTGCGATGGTTGATAATCGAATAAGCGGTGAAAAATTTACAACAAAACTTGTATACGGCTATCACTACTTTGATTCATCAGCGAGAAATACACTCAATAATTTACAGATAAATAAATTGACTGATAGATGGACATCGTTAAATGGTAGCGATGCTCAAGTGATTTTCGCAGATGGGCTATTGTCAACCGATCAAATACTAAGTCACTTGAATACTACTATTTCGCTAGACACTAGATTGCTGCTTCACTGGCAATTAAAATTTAATAATGGCAGATATATCTTAAATTTAATGCCGGGCAATTTACTATATGTTTATCAAGTTTTCACTGATGATTTTGAGCTACTTCGAGAAGATCATTATAGTAGGGTGGGCAGAGATATTGATCCTAGGTATATTGTGCCAGATAATGCCTGTTTAAATTATGGCATAAACTTCTCATCAAGCGAAGCGCCAGTGAGATCAAAAGCCGTTGATCCGAATAGATATCAATTTGACATACAAGAGACAGACGATATTTATTTTTATGAGTATAATCCAGAGATTACCATTGAATACGAAGTGAGGGGCATAGCGCAAGGCTGGTATGAACGAGGTGAAAAATATTTGCTCGTTAAAGATAGTCTAGGGCTACCCAGCACATACGACGGCTCTTTATATGCCATACAAATAAATGCCTATGGCAAGTCATTTAAGGCCATGGCAAAAAGCGAGACAGCCGTATCAGTAGGCTATATCATCGAGCTAGACCAAGACAACGATTACAATCGCAAATTGCCCAGCTTTGGGGATTTTCTAGACTCAAGCGAGACTATTGAGATCAGTAGGGGTATACTCATAGAAAACAAGCCTATAGGCGAGGGCATGCTTGAAATACTTGAGAGCGGTGGGGGATCACAGATAAACGGCGATTATGATGTGCATCTTGTAGGATGTAATTTAAGCTCATCTTTTATCGATGAGACAAGTTTTTTAGCATATCAAGGCGCAACAAATGTTCAAAATTGGGAGTTTAATCTATCTATCGACGACCTAACGGCTAGAGATATAATTGAGCCCATGCTCAAGGTAATGGGTTGTGCGATAGTCATGGATAGATCATCATTTTATCCACGGCTAAAGCTGATCTCAATAGGGCATGAATCCCAAGAAAATCAGACCTTGATTACAGATGATGATATGCTTGTTGATCCTAGCCCATACTGGACGATGTACGAAGATATCATCACACAATTCAAGTTTATTTATGATCTGCAAAATGAACAACCTACTGAACGGATTATCAATAATTATAGTGCTATCAATCTGCTTGCTGGTGAGACAAGATCAGAAGAATATAAATTGTACGGTCTCACATCCTCAATCGTTGGATCGCCTAGAGCTGGTGATTTTTTGGCTTATTTTCGTCCTACCTATGCAAGACTTTTTGAGCTATATGGGCAAGCGATAAGACAATGGATTTTTTCGGTCACTACTGGCAAAGCATTCGATTTAGATGTGGGATCAACCTTGAGAGTATCAAGCAAATATCTCAAGGGCTACGGCGATCTATATGGCATCACCGATCAAGTAGGGCTTATCGTATCCATGCAACTATCTCTATTCTCAGAGGGATGCGCTTTAAAGGTCAATCACTACGGGCTATCTAGCCCCACATGGAACGCAAGCGCAAGAATTGATACAGTCATAAATACGACTACTATCGAGATTGTCAGTGATCTATACTCTGATAGCGACATCTCTTTTTTTAAGGCTGGCGATGTGGTGTCTATTTACACCATGGGCGCTAGCGATACTAGAAGGGTGCGAACAATCAGCGCCATATCTGGCAATCAAATTGTATTTACATCATTGCATGGATCAAGTGCCGGCGATGTAATACAGCCGTCAACATACACAACAGCAAGCCCAGAACATAAGCTTAGGGCATACATAGATAGAGAGTATAAATATGAGTGAAGAGAAAAAATTAACAATGAAGTTTTTGAGCGATGAAATTGAAGCACTAAAAGAAGAGATTGAGGCGCTTAAAACTCATTTTTTCATTGAGAATCATAAACTTGATATTTTATCTAAAAAAGTGGTTATAATCCAAGATCAAGACACTAAAATAAAGGCGGTAAAAAAAGATGAATAGACTTCAATATCAGATTCAAACAGGTGAACATATCGCTTGTAAGAGCACATCTGGCAACGCGTCCACCGACTGGACCGATTTAAACTCAAGCGATTTTATCGATTCAACAAGTGGCACTGCTCTAAGCGCTGATTTAGCCTTTGTTGATATCGCAGTATACAATCCAGGATCAAGCACTGCATATCTAAAGCTTCGTGCAAGAGATGGCGCTGGCGATAGCACTGCAAATGAGATTTTTGTCTTAGCTGGTGGCGCTATCGATCTTCAATGCGCTGGCCTCAAGTCTGGTGCTATCGTCAATATCGCCTATAAAAAGGGCGCTACCGGTGACAATGTGCAATTTATTTGTGCCTTTGATAGAAAGACTGTGTAACTATGGCTATTATTATTAAACCTCCTGTAAGCGGTGGCGGTGGCGGTGGTGGTGCTGTTGACTCTGTGAATGGGCAAACGGGCATTGTTGTTTTAAGCACTGATAATATTGATGCTGGATCAAATGCGGATCGTCAATATTTTACATCTGCTTTACAGACCGATCTAGATGCTAAAGCCTTGCAATCTGATCTAGATACACTAGACGGCAGAGTCGATACAGCAGAGAGCGATATCGATTCACTTCAAGCAAATCGTCTTTATAGCAACTCATACTATGTAAATGACGGCGTAAACGACATTCAAAGCATTCATGATGATGCTGCATTCGGTGAAGGTGATGTGATTTTTGTATCAAGCGGGTCTTATGGTGGATCAACTTTATCACTCACAAAATCAAATTTTGCTATTTTGCCACCTCCTACCGGCATCAATACTATATGCGAATTAAGTGGGGGAAGAGGGCTAACTATATCTGGGGCGTCTTGTACAAGAGTCAGAGTAAGAAGCTTACAAATTGAGGGCAATACCTTGATTAATGGCACTCAAGGGCGTCACTTATTTAAGAGCGTGACTTTTCTAGGCACTACCACAATCACAAATGGCACAAGCAATTTTATCACTTTTGAGGATTGTGAATTTGCTGGGGCTATCACAATCGCATCCAGCGTGACGGCTACAATTTATTTTGTGCGCTGTTCTTTTGGTGGCGTGGCTATATCATCAAGTCTTGCAAATCCTACACAGTGCCTTTTATCTGATTGCAGTGGTATCAATGCAAGTCAAGCGAATCTAGTGGGCCTTGCTTTTGTCGGTCGCACTGGTTTTGCAGATAATACGGTCTCTCAATACACAAGCAATGCTAAGTATGTATACAATTTGCTAACGGGGGCGACTACCACATTTACGGGATCATACTCCGAATTAAGGGATAAGCCCACAATCCCCAGCGCATACACAGATGAACAAGCGCAAGACGCAAGCGCAAGCCTCTTCACATCTGGCACTCATACGGGCATATCATACAGCTATGTCGATGGCTCAAATAAAATCGATTCAACCGTATCTCTAGCATCTTTTGATACTGATGATCTCACAGAGGGTGCTACAAATAAATATTTTAGCGATACTCTAGCCCGTGGCGCTTTTAGTGCTGGTACTGGCATATCTCTATCTAGTGGAGTGATCGCAAGCACAATCACACAATACACTGATGCAGACGCAGACGCTAGAATCAGCGCTCAAAAAGGGCAAAATAACGGTCTATGCGAGCTTGATGCTAATGGCTTAGTGCCTACAAATCACTTACCACCTTTGGCGATAACAGATGTTCATGTTGTTGCAGATGCCACTGAGCGCCTTGCTTTATCAGCACAGGAGGGCGATGTAGCGATTCAAACAGATGATAGTACATCTTGGATTTATGATGGTAGCGCATGGGTACAATTTGCAATCGGCGGCTCTGGCGTATCATCTGTAAATGGTCAGACCGGCGTTGTTAGCTTGCTTACTACCGATATCGCAGAGGGAACAAATTTATATTATACTACTACTCGATTCGATGATCGACTTGCTACAAAGACCACTGACAATCTCACAGAGGGCGCTACAAACAAATACTTTAGCGATACTCTAGCAAGGGGCGCTTTTAGTGCTGGTACTGGCATCACAATCACCACCGGCACAATCGCAAGCACTATCACACAATATACAGATGCACTCGCAAAAAGCGCTAGCGTTGTCGATTCAATGGCTGGCACTCAAACAGATCAAGCGCCTAGCGTGTCTAGCGTGAAATCATACTACACAGCCGGCACGGGTATCTCTTTATCTAGTGGCACAATCGCAAGCACAATTACTCAGTACACAGATGAGCAAGCACAAGATCAAGCAGCATCTTTATTGACATCTGGTACACATACAGGCATCTCATACAGCTACATCGATGCATCAAATAAGATCGATAGTACCGTATCTCTAGCCGGTTTTTCTATCGATGCTCTTAGTGATGTTGATACCACCACAAGCGCCCCATCTAGTGGGCAAGCTCTCGCGTGGGATGGCTCAAAGTGGGTGCCATCCACAATAAGCGGAGGATCAAGAGCGCCATATACAACCGTCTCAAGCTTCCCATATACAATCGTAGCCCCAGCATCAACAGTCGTAAAATCAAAATTTTACGTCTCTCAAGGCGCCTCAGCTGTGACCGTGAATTTGCCGGCCGTGGCATCATGTGATGGGCTTGAAGTCGTGATTAAAAGTCTGGGCACTGGCACAATTACTATTGATGCAAATAGCACTGAGACTATTGACGGAGCTTTGACTTTTGCGCTTACAAATCAAAATGGATCTGTATCTATGACTGCCACTAGCGCAGGCTGGAGAATTGAATAATGAGCTATAATATCTCTCGATATGTCAGCCCAGCGCTGGCAATATGCTCTTTTTCATCTGCTGGCGCTGGAGTGGTCACTTTCTCTTTTATCAATGGGAATTTTAGCCCGATGATCAGTGGCGCTCAAATTGCCCTTGATGCTGGGTATGAATATTTTTTGACGGTCTCGCCTAGTACAAGTGTCGCATCAGCCACATACGCAACTATCATCGATGGCGTGACCGGCACATCTTATCCCATATCTACCACATCAACATCGACATCACTAGATCAAAAAATGGAGTCGATTCTAAGTGATGCCGCATCCACTTTTGAGATCACTGGATCGGCTGCTTTGTCCAGCAATTCACGCCTTGAGATATGGAGGATACCATTATGAGCTATGATCCCTCACAGGTTTTAGGCACTAGAGCTATACAAATAGACTTAGATGCCTCAAGCGTTTTAAGTGACGATATTACCACGCATACAGCAACAGCAATACTTGCTACACAAATCTATTTTATCGATGCTAGGCAATATTACCAAGTAAATTCATCATCAGCTGGGCGACTATCCTATCTAAGTTTCAATGGATTTGCTTTTCTTGGTGGTACGTTTAGGATGAACACGATCACATCAGTGACTACCATGACAGACGAATCGTATTGCGGGGCAAATACCAGAGGCATATCTTTAGGCGTGACAAGTGATGGCAGTGGCACAAATCCCATTACACTGAGTAAATCTTGGCGAGCTTTTTGGAGGATACAATGAGCTACTTTGGCACAGAAAAAAAATTACTCATATCAATATCTGCAATATCTGCAGGCGCCACTACTCAAAGTGTGGGTACAGCAACGGCAGATTTAAATATTTTTAATTCTAAAGTTTTAACGCAAATCGTCTCTTCAATTGGATATCCAACAGTATCAGTCACTAGCAATATAATCACATTAGAAGCTGGCTGGAAATATTGTATTAGTGCTAGACTTAAAGTGTATGATGCTACACCATCAGCGGGGGAATCAGTAAATTTCTTTATCTTTGATAACATTGCAAATGCTCAAATTTCATCTACTGGCACAGTAAACATCACAACCGACTCAAGCGCATCTCTCGCTCAAGAAAATTGTATTGCATATATAGATGCCACCGCGTCAGTATCACAACTGAAAATCAGGGCATCAAAAAACAGTGGGTCAAATGTTACGATAAATGCTAGTGGTGATGTAGGAAATGCAAATTTTACAAGTCATATTTTGATAAAGGCATGGAAATAAAATGCAAGTAACAAAAAACTTTAAACTAAGTGAATTAGAATTTAGCGATAAAGTACCTCCAGAATTGATCGCTCATGCCGTCGAGCTACTTCAAAACTTACAGATCATCCGCGATCATTTTCAAAAGCCCGTGACGATCATATCTGGCTATCGATCCCCTGCTAGAAATGAAGCCGTGGGCGGTGCTAAAAAAAGCCAGCACATGGAAGCAAAGGCAGCAGATATCAAGATCGCTGGCGTGCCTACCGAAGAGGTATACAATCGCATTGACAAGCTCATGAACACGGGCAAAATCAAAATCGGCGGGCTAGGATTTTACCCGTCTCAAGGTTTTGTTCATTACGATATCAGGGGCGTAAAAGCGAGGTGGCAATCATGAATAGTGACATGATTTCAATCTCAGCTCTCACGGCTGTGATCACTGCTCTTTATCCAGCGGTCAAATTTTTATCGGCGTATGATAGGCGTATCGCCATACTAGAAGAGCAGCAGATGACGCTATCTAAAAAACACGATAAGACCGAACACGAGTTGCATACTATACAAAGAGATATCAATAAGATTTGCGTGACACTAGAGCGCATCGAGACAAATATCGAGCATCTAAAAGATAAAAAATTTGAATCGTAAATATTAAATTTGTTTAATAGTCATCCCCTTATTTTCTAGGATGACACATGGCACAAAATAAAATTTTAGGTAAAGTAGCTTTTGCCACACAGTACGCAAAGCTCAAAGCAGATGGCACAAGAGAAAGCTATATCGATGCGATGGATCGAGTCAAGGCGATGCATGTCGAGAAATTCCCAGCGCTTGAGCAAAGAATTGAACAGGTATTCAAGGATTTTGTATATCCTCAAATTGTATTCCCATCTCAAAGATCAACGCAATTCGGAGGCGATGCTATCAAGAGAAACAATATGCGTTTATACAATTGTACTGCTTCATATTGCGATAGAGTGCGCTTTTTCGCTGAGGGTTTTTGGCTTTTGATGTCTGGCTGTGGAGTGGGTTTTTCTATTCAAAGACATCATGTTTTGAGATTACCCAAGTTGATCACAAAGGCGCAAAGAGATGAACGAATGTTTAAGATTCATGTCGTGCAAGACTCTATCGAGGGTTGGGCTGATGCCGTCTTTGATCTCATTAAAAGCTACTTGCCATCAGACGACACAGAGGGGCGCTATGAGATCAATTTTCATTACGACCAAGTGCGACCAGAGGGATCGCCTATTTCTATCGGTGGGGTAGCTCCGGGACCTCAAGTGCTAAAGACGGCTATTGAAAAAGTTAAATCCATTTTAGATCAAGCGGTCAATGATGGCATCACTCAATTAAGACCCATTCACTGCTTTGATATGTTTATGCATATATCCCATGCTGCGCTTTTATCCTCAAGGCGCGCCGCCACTATTGCCCTTTTCTCTCCAGATGATGACGAGATGATGAGTGCCAAGACTGGCGATTGGTGGCGTGACAATCCCCAGCGCGCCTATGCAAATATCAGCGCTCAAATCATCACCAGCGACCTCACAGAAAAAAAAGATGTCTTTGATAAAATTGTTGACACTGCTCGACAATATGGGGAACCTGGATTTTTCTTTGCTGGATCGACAGAATACGCTACAAATCCATGCGGTGAAATTGGATTATATCCACAAATACAAGAAGATGACGGCTCTTGGTCTAGTGGCTGGGCCGTATGCAATCTAAATGAAATTGTTGTGTCAAATTTGAGCAGTGCCACTAGCAAGGCGATGCATGATAGAGCTATTGATGATGATGAAGATGCTGATCTAAAGCAAAAACGATTCAATTTTCTAGGTGCGTGTCAAGCTGCTGCTTTTCTAGGTACGCTACAGGCTAGCTATACCCAGACCGGATATTTAGGCGATGTCTCAAAGCGCATCATCGAGAGGGATGCACTCATAGGCGTGAGCATGACGGGGATAATGCATGATCCTAAAGTGGTCGAGCATAAAAATTTCTTACAGTTGGCTGCATCTTTGATCAGACAAGAGAATGAATTGACCGCTCAAAAGATAGGCATCAATAAAGCTTTGAGATGCACTACTATAAAGCCTAGTGGTAACTCTAGCACGGTCGCCGGCTGTTGTGCTGGCATACATCCATATCATGCAAGGCACTATATACGCCGTATGAGGATCAATAAAATAAATCCCATCTGGCATGAGATTTTAAATAAGTTGCCTCAAGTCTGTGATGATAGCGATAGTCAAGTAGGTATCGTGGCTTTTGCTTGTGAAGCGCCAGATGGTGCGATTTTGAGATCAGATATTGACGCGGTGAGCTTTTTAAATAAGGTCAAGTTTTTTCAAGATTACTGGGTAATGGGTGGTAACAATCCGATTGACTCACAAAAGGGCTTGACTCACAATGTGTCAAATACGTGCACGGTAAAAGATACCGAGTGGGATGCCGTAAAAGATACAATCTGGGAATTGAGAAAATCCGTTAGGGGGATCAGTCTTTTATCTGACTATGGTGATACGGTATATAAAAATGCCCCATACGAGGCAGTCGATCCAGATAATGAATTTTATAAAACTTTGCTTGATGCAAATTGGGATCGAGTCGATTTTTCACTCGGCGGCTATGTTGAGAATCCACAAGCCGAGCCAGCTTGCGCAGGCGGGGTATGCCTTATCTAGACCAGTTGCACACGACACATCACGCCACCGCTTGAATCAATCTTGCAATTCGTGGCATAAGACTTGATGATGCCTCTTTGTGCCTCTGTCGTAAATTCGATATTTCTATCAAGTGGCATATCTCGACTATCGCCCATGAAAAATTGATGCACTTCACCAGCCTTGAGCTTGTTGATATGATCGAATTCATCTAGTAGCGCTGCGCTCAATGCCTTATCCTCTGCATGAGTGAGATCGTCAATGATCTCAACATTTGCCCATGGCTGCATCTCAATAGGCTTTGGCGCTGGTGCTTGTTGTACTTGTGCTTGTGCTTGTACTGGCTTGATCTCGATAGGTTGAGCTTGAATCACTTGAGGCGCTGGGGTGGCTTTTGCCTTGATAGTGGCTTTTGGTCTATCACTTGACACGCTAGACTCAAGCTGGCTATCGATGATCTCATTGCGCTCATGCTCTGACAAATCCATGGAATCGGCTAGCTCAACGGCATCATAGCCAGAGATGATATCAGCAAAGACCTCACGAACAGCCATAGAGCGACAGCGTGCAAAGAGCATCTGTTGGGGCATCTTTTGCCAGACCTGGTTATTTGCTAGCCCCATTTTTTGAGCCATCTCAATGGTAAATCTGATTGTATGCTTTACATCAGCTTTTTGATCTGCACGCTGGCACTCAATAACGCATTCTTTATCTGTGCTTGATAGAGTCTTAAAGCTTCTCACTTTGCCAGATGATAGCACTAGACCGAAAAGAGCGTGCGTTTGAAATGCAACTTTGCCTTTAAGGATATGTAAATTTTCGGGTAGCTCTGCCATAGACCAGCCGAATTTTACGCCATAAGCGAGGTATGCCTTGACAAGTTGTTGAGCTGACCAGCCATCGCTTTTGAGATACTCTGCGAGCTTGATGATTTGTTCCATGTTTGCGCTGAGGAGATTGATTTCATCCATTGCAGCTTGTAATTTTTGTAAACTCATTTTTTATGTCCTTGCGTTTTTGAGTTGTGATTTATGTTGTTTAAAGACCTAGCACATCAGCTTCAAAGCCATCAATGATCTCTCGATCAAATCCGACCATGTTAACGATATCATATAGATCAAAGGGGTATGAGTTGCCCATGTCATAAGACAAGCCGTCTTTTGTGGTAATGCCGTATCGATATGATTCATCATTCTTAGTAAAGAAATTGATTGATCTGGTATATTCAACGCCATTGACTTTTGCAAAGAGCTCGACTGATGAGCAAGTTACTTGAAAAGTGATATAGCTTGAGAAGTCTCTGCGGCTATTTGCGATGATGTTGTCTACTGACTCGGCGATCTGTTCTTGTTGTCTGGAAGTGAACATTTTTTATCCTTGCGTTTTCGGATTTGGTTTTGGTTGATAAGGTAAAATCAATTTAGCGCTTTTAATTCAATGTGTCAAATTTTATTTTATATTTATAAAAATATTTTTTATCATCATCTAAAATAAGTGTCTTTTAGTCTTTGTTTTTGCTTGTCAAAGATAACTTTTGCCACGCCTATCTCGCCATGTCTATTTTTAGTCACGCCTATCTCCATAATGTCTTTTTCGCTGGTATCTGGATTATATACCTCATCCCTATAAATCATCAATACGGCATCAGCATCTTGCTCGATTGATCCAGACTCTCTAAGATCGCTTAGAGTGGGGCGCTTATTTGGTCTACCCTCAACGCCACGATTTATCTGGGCCAGTGCTATCACGGGACAATCCATCATCTTCGCAAGTTGTTTTAGCCCTCTTGATATGGTGGCTATCTCTTGCTCTCTAAAGTCTTTATTTGCGGTCATCAGCTGGAGATAGTCAACAATGATCAAGCCTATCTTTTCTCGATTTGCACGATTGATCTCTCTCTCAAGAGATGTGAAGTGTAGGATATCCCACTTGATCGCATTCTCAGCTTTCACTTCATCGCTTTGCTCTTTGATATAGCCATGCTCTTTGAGATGTGCCAGATCGCCCCTGCTCTCATCAATACTCTTCATGATAAATCGATTCTCGCCATCTCGGATATTTTCATGGGTATAGCCATGCTCATCGATCAGATGCTGCACTTTAGGTTTTAGCGCTTCATACTGTGGGATGAGATAGCTGATGTCGGTTGACTCCCTCATCTGTGAGCATCTGTTTAAAAGCTGATCTATGCTCAAGCTACCATCATCAAAGATTTGTAAATTCAATTTACCTACTTTATCGACGGCGCTACCCAGCTTATCAAAGTCTTGCTCGGTAGCACCTTGAAGCCCATTTGTAAGCAGATGATGATCTATACCACCGATTGAAGAGATCAATCTTTTTGTTAGCTGCTCTTTGGGCATCTCAAGAGAAATAAATAAAGTCTTTTTGCCGTGATCAAGTTGGGCAAGATGTAAGGCGACTGCGGTCTTGCCCATAGCTGGACGCCCAGCGATGATATAGAGGCATCCACGATTTAGCCTAGTGATGCGATCTAGATCAGCTAATCCAGTGGATATCCCAGCATCAAAATTTCTTATCGATAAAAGAGTATCTTGCACTGTATCCGCCATAGTAGGCGCTCTCTTTGGCTTGATAGCGCTAATCTCTTTAAGCGCTTCACGCTCAATCCTCTCGGCTTCTTCAAGGCCTACGGTTTTAATCAAGGCGCTTTTTTGATCGGCGATGGCAGACATACCAACATGAATAATGTAATCGAGGTATGCCGTGATCTCGATCTCAGCGATAGCCATAGACTGCCATAGAGCATAATCGCCAGTACGCAAAAAAAACTCTAGGATTGTGTCTGGCGTGTCCATGTCTGGGAGCTGCTTAAGATTCTTTTCAAAGCGTAACTTGTACTCTTCATATATAGACACGAAGTCGATCACAGCCATCTTGTTCGCTTGTCTATGTTTTTCTCTGAGTCTTAGCGCCATGCGATAGACCATACGATAAGATTGATTGATAAGCAGCGCTTCATCAGTGATTGAATTGAAAATCATCTCTTGCATCGATCTTTGATTTGTATGCACTAGATTGATGATTATTCTCATGCCTCTGATGATATTGCTCTTGTGCTGTAGCGCCTCTGCGTCCTCGATGAGTTGATGCAGGTTGATAGGTTTAGCAACTTGCCAGCTCATCTCATAGCCCCTAGCCATACTAAACAAGCATACGCCATGGCAAAGAGAAAGCTTACTACAAACAAAGCAAATGCTTTCTCAGCGATATCTTTTGATGTTGCGATAGCAATCTCTTTAAGTGTAGGCGCTTTTTGAATCTTGATGATGGGAAAAATTCCACACTCTGGGGCGCTTGTGCCGTCATAGTCTTCATTGAAAATGGGCGCGTCGAAGTCGTCTTGATTGTGATTGTATTGTGTCATTTTATCTTACCTTATGAGCAAATTGCATACAGAGAGGAGCTTGATAGAGAAAAAACTGATGATTGATGCCAGTGGTAGCCTCAAGCTTGAGAGCAAATCTTAAAGTGGGTACAGCATCATCGCGTAGGTTATTATAAAGGGTAGCTCTGGTGATGCCAGCGTCAGCGGAAATCGCCTTTAGAGTAGTGCCTGTGAGCTCTAGAAGCTTTAGTGTCTTGATGTTCATATTGAATCCTTTCAAGTGAAGTTTTGATAAATGTAAATTATTGTTTTGTATTTGTCAAAGAAAAGTATATAATACTAAAAATAAACTTTACTCAATAGGATAAATCATGCAATTCAATTTCATCACAATAGCGATCAACGCCGCTAAACATCCAGCTATAAACTCACTCTCTCACGGGCTAAGATTGATCATTCGTCTCATGGAAATACACGGGCCACAAAGAGAATCATCAGTTTTATCGGGGCAAGAGGCGACAAATCAATGGCTAGGCAATGGCGGGCTATCAAAGTATCAAGTATCAAGCGGGCTAGATCATCTTGAAAAAATTCTCATTGATGGCAAGCCTTTGATAAAGATGAGTATGCGTTTTATCCCCGGCACTGGTAAAACAAGGGAAATCGATATATCTGGGCTAGCATCGCTTGATATGGAGTATAAGAAATTTTTCTCTTTGCATTGCCAAGATGAGACAGAGACCGCACAACAAAAAAGGGCAAAGGGCAATAAGAAAAGTGCCGATTCTTTAGTCAAGCCCACCTTAGTAAAGCCCACCTTAGTAAAGCCCGCCTTAGTAAAGCCGGCTCGACATATAAGTATAAACTCAACTACTAAAGTAGTTGAGTCTACTGCTCTAGAAAATGGGGATTTTCAAGAGCCTTTAAAGGTGGAAAATGAGCATATTGATTCACCTACTCAAAGAGATGTGACTCATCCTATTTTTGATCGATCAAAATGGCTAGGGGATACAATGGCGGTAAGCCAGACCATAGACGGGGGCTGTCATAAGATAGATAAAAATAGACCATCGGCAATGACATCAGCTCGATCACTACCATTTAGGATTTTCAAAGAAGCTAGCCCTATCGCCACGATCACAAATGAACGCCATGAGATAGTCAGAGATATGCTTGATGAGATAGGTAGATATAAAGAAGATATTCACCGCTTCTATAGCCCAGAACGAAAAGTGTTTTATAGAGCCATCAGGGCGCTTGTTTTTGAGCGAGAAAGAGATTTATCATTCCACTACATAGACAAAGCATTTATGATGAAAAAAAAGCACCTTTTAGAGCGCCTAGAAGTGGATATGTATTTCATAGATAAAGAGGGTATGAGTGATGATGATCTGGCATATCTATCTATCGTCTATGAAAAAGATAAAATGGTCTTATGCCTAGAGGCTAATGAGGTCAACGCCAGCGCCCTTTAAAAATTCTTCTCCAGTGGATACCCATCTATCACCGCCCCTATAGTAAACTCTCTTTATACCGCTTTGAACGATCAATTTAGCACATATCAAGCATGGGGGCGCAGTTACCACAATAGAAGCACCAGCTAAGGCGATGCCCTCAAAGACTGCATTACTTATCGCATTCATCTCAGCATGGATACATCCTACCTCAATGCGATCACCGCTTTGAATTTGTAGCCTATCCCTATCGCAGCATAGACCACCACAAAGAATTTTATCACTTTTACGCGCTTGACCATTGTAGCCAGTGCTTAACATTGTTTTTCTATCTTCTCTAAAAACAATAGCGCCCACACGCGCCCTAGTGCATGGGCTTTGCTCTGATATGGTCATGGCGATATCAAGGTAAATCCTAGCACTCATAGCAAAAATCTTTCTTTTTGGGGCCAGCGCATTTGAGATCACGAGACAGAGCAAGAATCATTTTTGATCTTTTGCCACATTTGCCAGCCGTACCCACTGCATACCTACCAAGCGCATCACATACACTACTAGACCGATCTAGCCAGTATCTCAAAGCTAAAAGACCTGCTTGAATGTCAGTGCATTCTTTGCAGTCAATAAATATCCTCTTGACTTGCATAGCGCCCACAGCCCCAGCAGATGAAATCACCGACTTATCTAGCCTAGATTCATGATAGGCGATAGCGATAGCAAGATGGGGATCAATATCCATCTTAATCGATTCACGCGCTATCTCAAGGCAAGTATCGACTCTATGAGGTTGGGGGTAAACGGTAGCAAGAGACGCTAAATAAAAACACTGTGCTATAAAATCACTCATCATCGATACTCTCTTCTTCATCTGGATCAATGGTATCATCAAGAAAATCATCGTCATATACTTCTCGATATACCGACGCTATACACTGATCGCAAAATTGATGCTCAAAACCCTGTAAATAATCAAGACCAGCCAAGCGCTGACCGCATTTAATGCACTTCATCTTATCTCCTTTGTAGGAGATCACTATATCAATATGGTATTTTGTCGTCTAGATAGGATGATAGACGCGCGACAAGAGTAGCAAAATTCTCATGCGCGCCATTTTGTTTGCATACCTCGACAACCTGATCAGCTGCATTGACTCCGAAAAAAAGCCAGATTGTTTGAAATTCTGGAGTATGCCCAAAACCTAAATCGGTAATCTTTTTATTCAAGGCGTACTCAAGATCACCAGCGCTATCGTACTCTTGCCATGATCTGATGATAGGCACGATCTCGCGCTCTAGTGTGTCGATCATGTCGATGATGTGCATCTTCATATAAACTCCTCTTTGTTTAGCAATTTTATGCTCTGGGGGAAGTGCTGTTGCGCCAGTGTTTTGATAGCCACTGCGTAATCTCTGATTTCTTTTTGTGCTGATTCATCAAGGCGCAAATCGATGAAATGCATGATCGCTTGTAGTGATGCCGTCCATACTGCTTTAGAATAGATGCCTACTGGCAAGACGATTCTAGCTTGTTCTCTGCATACTCCCATATCGATCAGAGCTTGATATGCCTTATATGCCGCTTCATAGCCATCATGTAAAATCTCAGTGGCTTTATCTTGATCTGCTAAAGGCAAAATGCCAGTGCCAGCCTGTTTATTTTTTGCATCTTGTGATCTAAAAAGCCCGGGATAAAAGACCTCTGGTTCTTCGAATTGAGTATAGCGATAGCTGATCTCATTCCATGAACAGCCGATTTGATGTTTCATCCACTGACGCAATACAAAAATAGGCGCTTTAATCTCAAAGCGAATCGATGCATGACGAAAAGGGCTCGTATGCTCATGATCCCATAGATATTTAAGCAGGCGTTCATCTTTGTCACCCCATGTCTCACTCTGCTTATTGTAGCTCACACGAGCGGTATTGACCACAGTCAAATCATCGCCGAAAACTCCACCGTCTGGGATCGATACATACCCAGTTAAACCGACATGAATTTTATGCATTTTTACCTTTACTTTTCAAATAGAGTGTTCTAAAATGTATTTGTTGTTTATAGCATAGAACAACGATGAAATCAATTTTTTTCAATAGGATGAAAAAATGACTCAAGACCTAAATGTTAAAGATTTAATCATGCTCGTTGCAATGGCAATTCTAACAATAGTCGCGCTCAAGGATAAATAAAATGACCATGAGTGATAAAACAAAATTCGTTAAACAGAAGACCGGCATGACCTTAAAAGAGTTAGCCTCTCAAATTGGTTATAGCGATAGGCATATTATTGAAGGACTTAGAGGCAAAACTCAAATAAGTTATAGCTTGGCTAAAACATTGGCAGAAAAGACGGGCGCTAGCCCCATTTACTTTATGGAGAATCAAGATGATAAATAGCATGACTCTAGCCGGTAGAGCTGGCAAAGACTTCGTATTCAAAACAATCGGCACCACCCTAAACAAAGCAGTAGGAAGTATCGCCTATCAAGCTAAGAAAAGTGATCCAGTGACTTGGTTTACAGTCGAGATTATATCTTTTGGCACTGATCCCACAGCGCAAAAGGCGGCGGCATCTATCAAGAAAGGCGATCTAGTGCTTGTTCAAGGCAAGATGATTTGCAATGCTTTTGAAGACAAAACCTATTGGAAGCTTGAGGCGAACAAATTTGATATCGTAGGGAGAGACGATGAGCAAAAAAATTAAGCGCGCCAGCCATACAGTCTACTTGCCTACCGCCATGATGCTAAAAGTAGGCGAGATCGCCAGCGCCCTAAATGTCACCTCTAGCGTCGTGATTGAAAAAAGCTTAGTAGCTGTTATCGATAATCCGGCGTCCGAGGCTATCGAGTATCTAAAGGAGATCGAGCCAGATAGTGCTATCGAGCGCATCAGTCGGAGGATTTATCATAAAGCATGAGCAAGATCGACAAGCTAAAGAAACTCAAGAAGCAGGGCGAAATTTTAGAGGTAGTACAAGCTAAAACAGAGCAAGCTATCTCTCAAGGCCTTAGCGGTGTTGAGCTTAGAAAAGAGCAAGTGCTTAGTCTTATTGCTGAGGGCAATCGAGAGGGGCAAGCTGCTACGATTGTCGGTCTCAATATTGATACAATCTCACGCTGGAAGAGAGAAGATTCAAAATTCGCCATCGAGGTAGAACAAGCAAAGCTGGCATGGCGCTCTCGCTTAGTGCGTACTGTGATCATAGCAGCCGAGACCGATTGGAAAGCCGCTAAATTCTTGCTTGAGACTCAGTTTAGAGACGAATTCGGGCAACAACAAAAACTAGAAATTGAACAAATTGAAAAACCTAAGTCAATCGTCATTGACATGATTGACCAGATACGAGGAACGGAAATTGAAACTCAAAAAGAAACTGCAAGCCCAACCACCCATGAGCCCTTGGATCATCAAGATGACTGATGGCGATCATATCGATATGGCAGATGATGCCTTTATGGCACTACTCAAAAATATGCTCAAGAAGACTTTTGAGGCTGCGTATGCTGATGATTATTTTACGGCTTTTTATGAGCTAGTCTATAGATACATGATCGCTAAAGAGACGCAATTTGAGAACAAAGACAGATTTTTTTCATACTTAAAGCGCCTCACACAGATTCATTTTTATCATCAGGTTTACAATGGGCATCGACGGGATAAGCGCATGCTTACCGAAAGCCACATGTTTAACAGTACCATCAATAAGCATATACAATCTGGGGCAACAGGTAGATTTGATAATAGAAATTTGGAGTTTTATAGCCAGCCCATTTTCTCAGATGGGGGCAATGCTGAGAAAAACTTTGCCATTGCCAGCGATCTAGCCATGATGCTATCTCGACTATCAGATGACGATAAGCAGTTAATTGATCTAGTATCGCAAGACCTAAAACATAGGGATATTGCCAAGCTCATGGGCTGGAAAGATAACACGACTTTTACGCGGATCATGCGCCTAAAGCACAAGCTAAAAGAGATATGGATCGAGGCGTATGCTTAAACTCAATGACCTACAAAAAGAGCTAGTATCGAGATTGTTGCTATCAAATGAAAACTTTATAGCCGTTCGTGCTGGCTGGGGTAGTGGCAAGACAAGCGCCTTAGTTTTTGCCCTTGCTCTATGGGCTGATGCGCATCCGAATAAATCGAGCTTGCTTATCACCGACACAGCTGGTCGTTATAGGCAAGTGCTAGCGCCAGAGATTCAAAAATGGCTAGGCGCTGAGGGATGGACATATCACGCGCTTGAGGGCAAATGGACAGCGCCTAATGGGCATACAGTATGGACAAGATCATATTTTCGCCCTGGTACTCAAGACGCATCGCAAAACTCTTTAGAAGGGCTTAACATCACATCGGGGCTTGCCGTCATTGATGAATGCCAGATGTTGACCGAAGAGGTGGCATTCAAGGCGCTAGGTCGTTTGAGAAGTGGGCCAACGCCCAAGCTTATCATGGTAGGCCTGCCGGTATGGGGCGCGTGGTGGGTAGAGATGGCAGAAAAAGCAAATTGCAGACCTATCTTTTTTTCTAGTCATGTCAATGCAAACAATCTAAGCGCTGACTGGTTCGAGGCTACTAAAAATTTACCAGAGGACGAGCGCCTTGCCATGATCGAAAATCAACCTAAGCCACGAGCTGGCATGATATACAATGAATGGACACAAGCGCACATAATCGACGGCTGGCAATACAAGCCAGAGTATAGCGGGCGCATTGTGGTAGACTTCGGATTTAGAAAGCCGAGTGTCCTCTTTATCGTGCATGATCCACATCTCAAAGCTGATGTGATATGCGGTGAGATCAATCCCCAAGAAATAAAACTAAGTGAGCTAGCTAGGCTTATACTCCTCAAGGCTTGCCCTCGTAGTCTAGCTAGCTCATACCCTAATAGAATTTTGCTTGATGGCGCTAGTGGTGATAAAGCCGGTAGCAATCGCAATGATCATACCGCTCAATCGTCGTTCAAGGCACTATCTTTACCACCAGAGCAAGAGGGCATAGGCATGACTTTTAGATGGGCTACCGATCCTATTCGTACCGATATCATGAATGGCATCAACAGAGTTAAACGCCTCATGCACTCAAAGCAAATCTTATGCACTCGTGAGGTCTGGGATGCTGGCGATAGGGCAACAGGCAACTCTTTTAAAAAAGCAATCTTGTCTTACTCATGGGATCAAAAAGAACAGCCGAAAAAAGACGGGCATGAAGACCCTCTTGATGCGCTTAGATACGATGTCATTAATTGGCGCTGGTCTGACTCAACTGTCAATGTGAAATTGCCGATTGAGGATAGATCGCATATCGTTGAAGAGAAACTAAAACAAAGAAGTCTGATCAACGCAAGCATGAGGAGATTTTAAATGGATAGACTACTTTACCTTGAGAGCCTTATTGAAAAAGGGCAAACGCTAGATGACGCGACTCTTATGGAGTACGGGCTAAAGAAAAAACCTAAAGAGCCTAAAGAACCTAAAGCGCCTAAAGAGCCTAGAGAACGCAAAAAGGCGGGGGGCAAAAAGCCCATACGATTCGATTATAGACTTGTCGATCATACTATGCCAGTACATCAAATCGCTAAGATCATGGGCTGTAATCCAGAGACAGCAAGGCAATTGCGATACAAAAAGCTGATCGATCTAGGGCTGGTCATGGATATCAGCAAAAAAGGGCGTTACCGAGTAGCGCCAAGAGTGAAAACATCACAAGAAACAATTGATAAAATCATCGAGATGTACGAAGCGGGCTGTATTTTGAGGGTCATAGGCGAAGCCGTCTCTCTCAATCCCGCGTCAGTGCACTGGCACATTTCTAGATACAGAGTAAAGAAGAGGAGAGAAAATGACATTACACAGCGTTAAGCTTTTAAGGGATATTATTATGGCATTGCTTAAAGAAGATGATCCCATCAAAAAAAAGCTATTGGCTGTCATTGATGAGATTGAAATTGATTTATTGACAGAGGATTGAGATGTTTCAAGATAGACCATTGATCGCCTCAGTGTCTGGGGGTAAAGATTCAACCGCTGTTATGCTTTATCTTAGAGAAAAGGGCATGAATTTTACGCCCGTTTTTTGTGATACAGGTTGGGAACATCCTATAACATACGACTATCTAAGCTATTTAGAGAAAGCGCTTGATGTCGATATTGTACGAGTGCGAAACGAGAAATATTTTGATACAGATGGGGGGGGCTATGTCTCTCTAGTGAAAAAAGATCGGTTCTTCCCATCGCAGCAAACGCGCACTTGTACGCTAAGACTCAAAGTTAAACCTATTCAAGATTATCTAGACGACCTTAGAGAGCGCACTAAACTAAAGCCAGTTAATGCCGTGGGTATACGAAAAGAGGAAAGCAAGGCAAGATCATCGCTAGAAGAGATCGAAGATAAAGACGAAGCCACAATCTGGCGCCCTTTAATTAACTGGTCGTTTGATCAAGTAGTCGATATTCACAAGAGACATAACATCAAACCTAATCCACTATATACTCAAGGTTTCTCTAGAGTCGGCTGCTTCCCTTGTATTTTTGCTAGAAAAGGCGAGATCAAGATGGCTTTTGAGAGATACCCACAGCGCTTTGATGTGATAAGAGGTCTTGAAAAACATATGCAAGAGTTAACGGGCGTTGATGATAAATATACTTTTTTTAATAGGGGAAAAATTGATGATGTCATTGACTGGGCTAAGAGCGATCAGCTTGATCTTTTTAGCGAGGAGTACTTGAGCGGTTGCTTGACTTGGGGGCTCTGTGATAGTGGGGGCAATAACAATAAATAGCTATTGTAAATTTTTGACATGGCGTTCAAGGCGATCAATGCGATCTTTGATATCACCATCGCCGACCATGATTTTAACTTGATCTCTCTCGAATTGTTTAAATTCACTTTCAATCGCATCTAGTCTTTTAAGCAAGTCTTTTCTCTCGATATCGCAAGCGATAGCATGATCTTGAGATTCTTGGTCTCTCTTTTTTTTATCTTTGTAAAAGACCAGTGCAATCAAGATCGCTATCGCCAAAGGTAAATTATTACCAGTTATCTTAAGCAATTCTTGAAGCTGATTGATCTCTGGTGGTAACGCTGGCGCTTCGATAGCCGTGTGAGTCACTGGCGCTTGAGATACGATAGACGGATATGTGATGAGCATATCTAAATTTAAGGGTAAAGACATATCTAAATCTTTCTCTTGTGGTATATGGACGGGCTCTATTTTAGCTTGTTTTTTAAATGGCTTTTCAATTTTTTCATCTATTGTATTGAGTACCAGATACGATCCTTCTAAAAATTCACAGTCTTGGGGATCGTATGATTTACCTTCGTACCAGACACGCCCATCACTCAAGATATAAAATTGCTTTTTGATTATGCACATGAAATAAACGCCCTTTGCTTTGTGTTAGATTGATGCGTTCTTGTCGTATCCTTGATTGAGATGATTTCTAGCGATCTTAACGCACACATTGAGTACAAGCCGGCTCTCTTTATCCTTGCAGTTTCTAGGGCTGGCTTCTCTAAATCTTCATTTATTTGCTTTTTATTTGATTTTCTCTAAATATGCTATCTACAATAATGTTTAATTGCGTATCAAAATGTTTCAAAAGGTAAAATATGTATCCAGCTATGACGCTAAAGACTAAAGGGGAAGAGACTCAATATGTTGATGCTCAACCCATTTACAAAACTTACGGCATACCCGGGACAAATCTTTTATCTGGGTATGTGAGCGGTAAAGAACAGAATCCACAACTGACGGGGCGTAACTGGGTAATCACTGCTGAGGATATGCTCGCTACTGATCCCATTGTCAAAAGGTCGTGGGCAGTAGTAAAGCAGACTCTATTATCTGCTAAATGGATTTTCAAGGCTGGTGATGATAGCGATGTAGCCGAGGAATTGGCACGATTCGCAAATGAGGCATACGGCTTTGATGGGTATAGTGGCATGATGGATATTTCATGGGAAGAACAACTAGGATATCTATTGGAATTTATACCTCAGGGCTGGCGATATGCTGAGGAAATTTATTGCGTTGAAAAAGACTCTATCGGGCAAGAAAAAGTATTTTTAAAAAGGTACGCAGATCGTGAGCCATCATCGCATCAAAGATGGCTATCTGCTGACGGTCGTAATCTTGATGGTGTTATTCAAAACATGGTGGGGGGCGTACAGCCTCAACCTATACCAGCATCAAAACTTTTACTATTGACTTTAAATAAAACCGGATCAAATTTTGAAGGCATCGGCTTATTGCGTCCTTGCTGGTGGTGGTGGTCTCAAAAGCAAAGAACGGCAAATTTATTATCTGTTGGCGTTGAGCGCTGGGCTATCCCTACGCCTGTTGTGGCTGTTGATAGAGAGGTCGCTGAACGATCTGGCTTCACTGATGGGCAACTTAGCGAGATGATCAATGAAGCAGTGCGACAAGCACAATCTTATATAGCGCAAGAACAATCTTATTTAGTGGAAAATACAGCCGTTAAATTCTCGGCTTTTGGTAGTCAAGCTGGCTTCAATCCAGATGGCGCGCTTAAGGTTATTCAAGAGTGTGATAATCAAATCTCTCAAGCTTTCATGGCTCAATTTTTGAATCTAGGCATCTCGGACACTGGCGCTAGGTCGGTCGGTGAAGTGCATTTGTCTGTATTTAGAAGAGCATGTATTAACTTCTTAGATTTAGTAGCATCTGCTATATCAGGACAAGACCGCGCTGGTGGTGGTACAATCGGGCGTTTAATCAACTTCAATTATGGCAAGATCGAGTCTTCAAAGCTTCCCCGTCTAGTGCATACAGGCCTAGACAATGATGAGCTTACAGATGCCTTAAATAGCTTGCCAGCCCTAGTATCAAGTCAACTGCTTACCCCAGACGACAATCTAGAGCGCGCGATAAGACAAAGAATCGGCGCCGGTGAATTACCTATTGAGGCGGTGCGTACTAGCCAAGACAGACAAGTGGCTCAAAATCCATCTCTTGCTATGGCAGAGAGATTGAGGAGTCTTAGAGATGAGTAAATTTGAAAAGCAAGTGATCAATCAACAGCTCAAAAATTCAACCGAGTTAATGAATCTAGCTATCCCAGATAAATATAGTCACATTGATTTTACCCCGCCTAAAGGTGCTCAAGAGGCTGCTAAACGCGCTTTAGATAATCGAGCAAAAAAGCCGTCATCTCAAAGGGGTATGACTCCTATAGGCATCGCAAGGGCAAGGGATTTAATCAATGCAAAACAGCTATCGCCGGATACTGTGCGTCGTATGCTTGCCTATTTTACCCGTCATGAAGTCGATAAACAAGGCTCAACATGGGCGGTATATGGCAAAGGGCGACAGGCATGGGATGGCTGGGGCGGTGATGCTGGCTATACATGGGCTAAAAAAGTGGTAGGACAAATGGATAAAGCAGACCAAGAATATAAGGCACTGAGCGAATTGAGACCAGTAGCCAGCCTTATCAAAGGCAAACCTTTTTTAACGCTAGCTTTAGGCGATGTAAACTCTCGCATGAATGGCAATAAAATAAGCACTATCACACTAAAAGACCTAGAGGAAATCGTAAGAGTATTTTATGAGCGAAAGACTGCAGATAATGTTATTATTGATTGGAATCATGCTTCTTCGCCTTATGCCTCTAGCCTTTCTAGCCCTGATGTGTCTATGGCTCTGGGGCAAATAGCTGACCTTGAAATCAAGGATAATGGGCTTTATGCCTATCCCCTTTATACAGCCAAGGGCGCTCAAATCGTTGAGGAGTCTGAGGGTAATCTATGGTCTAGCCCTGAATTTATCATAGGCCCCGTCTATGCTAGAGATGGTGGGAATAAAATAGGTGATGCCCAACTTTTAGCCGTCACCTTAACGCCTAGACCAGCACAATCACAGTCAAAAATAGATCGTATTCTTTTAACGGAGAAACTTATGGATCAAACAGAATTACAAGGTAAGAGCGTTGATGAGCTCATTGCCATGCTTTTAGAAAAAGACGCGCTCGTCAAGCAACTAGAAGCCAAGTTATCAGCACTAGAGTCTGAGATGGAATCAAGCGTGAGCGAAGATGCTGTGCTCGTTGCTGATGGTGAAAAGAAAGATGGCTATGCTGCTATGAGCGAAGCTAGCGTGAAACTCATGAATGAGATGTCAAGCAAAATCACCGCCCTCAATGAACAAGTTAATAAGCTTCAAGCTGAGAAACATGGCGCTGAACGCAAGAACGCTATCGATGCCCTCTTAAACACTGGCAAGATCGCGCCAAGCGAGAAAGCAGTAGCTGAGGAAGCTTACGACCTCAAAGACAAAAGCCCATCTTTTTGGCGTATGTTCTCTGAGAGACAAGCAAATCAAGCAGTCAATTTGTCTGAAGTCGGGCACGCTGAAGCAAGCAAGCCTATCTCTTTGAGTGAACAAGTTAGATCAATTCAAAAAGAAAAAGGCATCACCTTTGCACAAGCGCTAGACCTCTTTAAAAATGAAAATCCACAAGCTTATAAGCAATATTTTGGAGTGTAATCATGGCTTTTAATGAACAAAGCATTTATAAATCATTCGTGGCATCTGCTAGCATCACTGCTTTTCAACTTGTTAAGCAAGACTCTGACGGCAAAGTGACTCCATGCACAGCCTCAACCGATGTACCTGTAGGCGTATCTCAACAAGCCGTCTCAAGTGGCGATGTCGTCAATGTTTGCATTTTAGGCTTAACAAGATGTATCGCTGGGGGCGCTATCACCGCCGGCACTCATTTCTTTGTTATGCCCGGTCTCGCTGGTAAAGTCTATGCTTATGACGGCTCTGGCGCAAGCACTCAAATCATTGCGGGGCGCTTCTTGGCTAATGATGTCAATGTCGCTGGCTCAAACAATGAACAAATCGAAGTTTTATTTAGCCCATCTTTAGGAGTATAACATGGCAAATCCTAGCTATAGCAATATTCATCCAGTCAACGAAATTCTAAAAAATCTTGCCATTGAAGCGATCCCATCAGATGGGCAACTCATTGCAGATCAAGTTATTGAAAAGGTTGATGTTTCATCCGTTGGCCCTACCGGTACTCTTCTCATTGAAGAAACTCGTAACTTCATGGGCGCTCCAGATGTATCAGCAGAAAGAGCTCCCGGCGCCGGTCGTCAAACAATCGGCAATTTTGATCGCACTAGCACTACATACAGCGCTAAGATTTATTCTTTATCTGATAGCATCGCTTTAGAAGATATCGCTTATTCTCAATATCCCGGCAATGAAGAAACAAGAAGCTTTAAAAAAGTGCAAAGAGCAATGCTTTTAGCCCGTGAGTCACGCCTTGCAAATCTTTTGTTTAGTGCTGGTAATTGGGGATCATATACCGCCGATCTCGATGCGTTAGGCAATGGGGCAAAAGGCACTCAATGGAATTCCGCTGGTGCAGAGCCTTTAACCGATCTTCACGCCCTTATCGATGTCATTCGTGCAAATGCCCATGGTATTTTGCCTGATACTCTCGTTCTCGGTTATGGCGCTTTGCGTGCTTTGTCTAGAGCTCCAGATGTCAGAGGATTTTTCACAGCTGGCTCAACCGCATCAGGTACAGCAGCAGGCAATAGAATTATGCAAGACAACATGGTGATCAGCGTTCTCAAAGAAGTTTTAGGCGTGCAAAATGTGTTTGTTGGCTCTGCTCGCAAAGAAACAGCAAACGCCGGATTGACTTCAAGCGAAGCTCAAATTTGGACAGATGACTCTGTATTCATGGGCATCATGAAGGGTAGCGATGCAGTAAGCAATAAAAATGGCACTAAAGTCATGCCCGTAGCTGCTCTTAATTTTCAATATGCTGGCTTCTCAAGTGGTGCTTATGATGATCTCGCTATGACAAAGCGTACTGTATGGCTAGAACATACCCATCAAGACAAGATTATCGCTCAAAATTACGGCTTCTTGCTCACTGACTGCCTTGCTTAGTGCTTTAGGATTCTTATGTTTTGTTTTCATTGTGGGCATCATTCTCATCATCATGTCTCCCTAGCTGAGAAAGATGCTGATCAAGAGGCTATCGATGATCTCAAAAAACAACTCGAATCCGAATCAAATCCAGATATGAAAGCCTTGATAAAATCAAGGTTAGATATCCTAAAAAAAGAGGTGAGTGTAGCTCAAGAATTTGAACGACAACTCACAAAATCGACAAAGAAATTACAAGACGCCATCGCCAGAATAATCAAAGAAGGACGCGGGCAAGTCTTATTAAATATGACGCCCGCCGAATTGAAAAACTTCTTGATCTCTGAGGGGCTCGGCGACTCGATAGCGTACTTTGAGGCATCTCAACTTGACATCGTTGAGATGACAAATAAGGCGATGAAAGCCATCGATCCGAATTTTATCAGTGGCGATATAAATTTAATTTCTAGCACTATACAAAGAGCCAGCGCATCGGTCTTTGATGATAGCGTCATACCATCTCTAAGCAAATCGATTAAAGATGCGGTTAATACGGTGGCTGTCATCGGATCGACTAAAGCGCCACTAGATGCCTTAGCACAATCTTTTCAAAGGGCAACAAGCGCAAATACAACGCAAGCGCGATTGAAAATATCGGAATTCGGACGATCTGTACAAGCGATAAACGCCGATCAAGCTGGAATAGATTTATTTATGTATGTAGGGCCTAAAGACGGGATTACGCGCCCTTTTTGTCGTAAACTCGTAGGCAAGGTATTAAGCAAGTCTCAAATCAATAAGCTTAATAATGGTCAAGGTGCTGGACCAGTGTTGACAAGTGGGGGCGGGTATAATTGCCGTCATTCATGGTCACCAGTAAGCAAAGGGTTTATCAAAGTCATGGATTTAACGGTGGCAACAGATAGCGAAATAAAGGATTTAACATGATCAAAGCACAACAAAACAAAGACTATAATTTCATCTGGCAAGCCCCATCGGTTATCACTGGCACGCCATCGATCACCTTTCACCTTGAAAGCGGTGATATCACTAGCGCCATGACTCAAGGGCGGGCATCACTAACAGCCACTGCTATCGCAAATGACAGACGGTCATTGACTTTATCAGCGTCCACGACTAGCCTCAAGCCCTATCAAAGTCAGGCGTTTTTGTTGACAGATAGCGATGACTACTTCGCGATAAGACCAGTGAGGATCGTAGGGGCTAGCTTGATCATAGGCGATCCACTGCCTAGAGATATTTCTTTTTCTAGTAGTGCATCAGTGCAATTTGCGTGCTGGTCATATCTTGCCAGCTCTAGCACTATCACAGCAGAAAAAGCAGATATCGCTTTTACTATTGAATACATCGAGAGCCTTGGCGGTCAATCAATTAACAAAATCGATAAAGGCATTCTCAAGGTCGTACCAAGGCCATTTAATACGGGGCTAGATCATAATAAATTGTGCGCTCTGTTCCCTCATATCGCCGATTTAGCGCCTAGACGGGCAAATGGATTTGAAGATCAGATTGATGCTGCATTGAGTGAATTGTCTATGTATGTCAGAGATTTGATCGTTCCTGATGATGTGGATGAAGACGACATACACAACACGCAAGATTTGCTACAGGCTCATTCCTATCTTACTTTAGCAAGAATCCACGAATTAAACGGCAACATTGATTTAAGCGAAAAGATGCGCGCAAGGGGTATGCAACTTGCTGATCTCACAATGAGAACAATCAGTCTTGATATCAATAAGGACGGTATTGCTCAAGACGATGAATTAAATAAAAGAGTCAAGGGCTACGGCGTTGTAGGTGGCAATTTTGCAGATCGTATCGCTACCACATACGAGCAGACCTTTAGCCCTAGTCGTGGCATGAGGCACTAGATGAAAGCAACGATTAAGCTAAATCTTCCGTCCATCCAGATGAGTCAACAGATGATGGCTCAAACTGGCTTAGATATGGTATCGCTCATCAAGGTACGCATCTATAAAGGTCTTGACGCAAATGGGAAGCCATTTAAGCCATACTCGATCAAGCCTTTGTATGTCTCAAAAGGCTCTCCACTTGCCAGACGCCTAGCGCCTAAAGGTGGGATCAAGACTAAAAAAGGAATGTTCTTTGCTGGTGGCTATCGTGAATACAAAGATAAATCTCGTAAAAGAAGTAATTCTATCGAGGGGCAAACAGCCGAAGTCGATCTCACTTTGTCGGGCGTGATGATGCAAAATTTCACGGTGCTAAAATCATCTGATAAAGGTTTTACGATAGGTCTTTTGCCACCAGTGGAATCGTATGGCTATGCAGTCAATGCGCAAAGGCAATTCATCGGATTGACTAATGATGAAGTGCAAAAGCTTATTGAGATGGTTACTATCAATCTTATGGGGGAATCATGAGCAAGGGCATATCTCTATCTATCGATCACCTTATTGATCGCATCGAGGCGCTTACGCCTAAAACAGATTCATATCATGGCTATCTTTGCATAAGTGATGCAAGCGGGCGTAATCTCTCTCTAGAGTCTAGATCAAATCAAAATCGTATCTTTGATATTCGCTTTCAAAGCCTTGCTCAAGACGATGGGCAAGCGGGCATATCTGGACGCAAAAGAATAGATTTACTGCTTCGAGTTAGGTATGATATAGGCGGTGACTTAGCTCTCTTAGATCGCATGATCGCAGAGGATTCTAGCCAGCTGATCAATAGCCTTAAACAGCCCGATTATGACGCTGATAATACCGGCATCGTGTCTTTGATACCAGCGCAAGCGTCCTTATCCGAGATACAAAATGATCCCTCTCAAGTGGGCTATTTACTATCCCTACCCTTTACCCTTTTATATATAGAGGAATAAAAAATGACAGTTACACATAGAAGCATATCAGTAGCGAGCGAGGCATCTTTTGGCTCAATCGACACAAGCACAGGCTTGCCATCTGCTAGCGGTTTAAGCTTTATCTCTTTACCTTGCGAGCGTGATCCTATCGT